CTCCAGGCGGTCTATCGTCTCGCCCAGGCGGTTTATCGCGTCATCCAGGCCAAAGTCCATGCCAAAGGTAAGCTCCCGGTTGTCTGCCATTGGCTCCACCCCCTTTCTGCAAAAAGTAAAGCAGCGGGGTCACTCGCCCCGCTGCTTGCTCCAGTCTTCGTTGTAGAGTATGCGGGCCTGCACCGCCTCCTGGTACTCAGCCAGGTCCATGCCCTTGAAATCGGCATAGCACAGGCCGCCGCCGGTGAAGATGAGGACCCACATATTCCGGTTTCGCTTGGCCTTTCTGATTGCGCGGTCTACGTTAAGCTCACTCTCGCAGAAAGGTTTCGATGGCCTTAATCAGCTTCTCCGGGGTCTTGATGTCATCCTTTTCGTCGAAGTAGCTGATGCCGTCGGCCTTGACCTCGGCGGGGGAAATGACCACGTTCTTGAGCATGGTGTCAATGTACTTGGTGGTGTCCCGGCGTCCGCCGCCGGTCATGCCGCAATCGTCGTTGACGCCGAAGTACCAGGTGGGAGAGACGGACTGGAGGGTGTATTCCTCGCCGTTGACGGTGACTTTCTTCTGCTTAGCCATAAATTTTCGGTAGCCCCTTTCAGATAGTGATTTTGGTTTGTTCGGCCAGTTGGGATAGCCTTTCATGGGTAGCCCCCCTTAGCGGGGGACTACCGACGGCGCATAGATGTTGACGGTGATCGTGCTCTGCTCCTTGTTGCGGGTCAGGTCGGGCATTTTCATTACCCGGCAGTTGTCCGCGCTGAGGGTGAACGCGTCCGCGTCGTTGACGTCGGAGATCGTCACGTTGATGGCCCGCCGCTTCGCCTCCAGCTCCCGCAGATAGGACAGGCTGGAGGACGTAGACATGAGGGTGATAGCGATGATGCCGCTCTCGTTGGCGTTCTCGGAGTAGGTCACGTCCCCCTTTGCGCCCACGGCGGGGGTGATGCTGTCCTCGTTCTTGGTGACGGACACGACACCATCAGCAGCAAAGCCGGTGATGGCGCGGCCCCCGACAATGACGTTGACCTTTTTAGGGTCATAGCTCGCAACTTCGATGCCTTTAGCCATGATGAATTACGCTCCTTTCTTACGCGCTCAGGGTGGCCCGCAGTACGCCCTTGACTTTGACGGTGTGGACCGCGCCCTCAAGCTGCGCCTCCCAGGTGATGTCCGGCATTTGCCGGGCGCGGGCCTCTTCGTCGGTGGCCTGGGACCGCTTGGGGACTACGACGGTAAAGACGCCCTGCTCGCTCTCCGGGTCCAGGGCGATGATGCCCAGGTCGGTAGCGCGGTTCAGAGCGGAGAACACGCCGGCAGCGACCAGGGCAAAGCCCGCGTCGGTGTAGCCAATGGTGGGGTTCTCCAGGAAGATGTCGTAGAGGTTTTCCCTCATGTTCTTGGCGATATAGTCAGCGCCCATCTGGACGTCGATAAATTCGCCGTCGGCGCATACGCCATTCTTCACATACTCCCGCTTGTACTCGACGGTCAGGAAGTTCACGTTGGCCTCTTCCAGAGCGTCGCGCTCGGCGTTGGTGAGGTCCGGGACGGTGAGGCCCTGGGGCCGCTTGAACTTCCACGTTACGCTCTCAGGATAGAACGGACCCACGTTGCCCACATAGGCGGCGTCGGGGTATTCCTCAGCCTGGTCCCCATAGATGACGATGGACCGGCGGTTGGTAACGGCAAGGCTCTTGTTCTGAGTGCGCCCGAAGTAGAGCTTGCGGTGGTCTTCCTCGCCCGCGCCCAGCTCCGCTTCGGTAGGCTCGGTGGCCTCAGCCCAGGCGCAGAGGGCTTTCACGGCCTCATCGCCGTCCTGGTCGGTCAGCAGGATATACCAATCATCGTCGGTCTCCCGCAGGGTCTCCACGGCCTCCACCAGAGCGGACGCCTTTTCGGTCTCAGCGCTCCCGGAGGGGGCAGCGATACCAGCGATTTTCACCTTGCGGATAAGGGTCTCCGCAAGGGTGGTCTTGCCCTGCTCAAACAGGGCCTCGGCCATAGCAGCGACCTTTTTCCCGGTGAACTCCTCCTTGATGACGTCCAGATCGCGGTAGACGGCCACGTCCTTAGCGCCCTCGGTGGAAAGCAGCAGAATGTCCAGGTTCTCCGTTCCGCTGGGCTTGGCGTCGATATTCACGACCACAACAACGTCTTTCGGCATTAAAATCACTCCTTTACGTTTCCTTTGATTGTGGGTTTCTCAAGTTTGCTGATGGCCGCCGCGTCGGTCCGGGTGTACCGGAGCCGGACATCGAAACCGAACCGGCGGCCCATTTCGTCAAGCTCCAGGGCGTCCCGGCTGGTGGCGTTGGTGACATCAACAACGACGAAACCGGCCCCCGCTATGGCGTCTCTCCCGGTATGCAGGAAAAAGCCCTGGGCCAGCGTTGCCAGCTCCAGGGCCTCATCCGCACCCAGGGCTTGCACCTGGGAGCCGTTATCGTCGTAGCAGCGGTTCACGCTGCAAGCAGTAAATGACAGGGTGGCGGTGGGCTGCTCTTCCCGGACCTCCACCAGATCGTCTTGCGTCGCACCCTCACCCAGCGAGTAGTTGCCCATGCCGCCGTCCGGGATATAGTCTGCGGTCACTGAGTAGACGATGAACGGGGGTTCTGCCTCCGGCTGGACCTGGGAGGCCAGCAGGACCGGGACGCCCACGGCCTTGTGAAGCGCGGATATGAGGGCATTCCGCTTCGTAACGAAACTCACGCCCCACCGCCTCCTTTCGGCGCCGCGCCGGTTCTGGCCTCCACCAGATACCGCTTCATCGGGTGGATGCTGTTGTGGCCCAGCTCTTGGGTCACGGTGTAGGTGTTTCCGCTGTCAGGGTCATAGACCTGTGCTCCCACCTGGAGCGCATGGCCGTTGGTGTAGATTTTCTCGCTCAGATCGGACACGGTGCCGGTGATTTCACGCCGTAGGTCCTTGTCGCTCACAGGGAGGACCGCGCCCTCAAAGGGGACGCGCACAGGCTCACCGGCTACCCACTGGCCGCCCTTGTCCTGGTCGTAGTGGCCTCCCGCCTGGACCTCGTACATGGTATGCAGTAGGCCGCCCGGTATCATGGGCTGCGCCATTTTGAACAGGATGCCCATTATTCCTCAACCTCCCACGTGATTGAATTTCGGAGCCGTCCAGTCACCATGAGGGGGCTGTCCGCGTAGGACGGATAGCGCTCCCTCTGGATTTTCCCTTTCGGCTCAAAGTTGCTCGCATCGGTCATAAACTCCCGGATAAGGCCCACGGCCTGCCCACCTATCCACGAGATGGCCCCGTCCGCCGTCTGCTGACCTTGCCAGATGAGGGCTACCTCATTCTGGACGATTTCGGCCAGCTTGTTCTTGTTGTGGTCGAAGCCCGCCCGGATGAAGCTGCGCTCCGGTATGGTGACGGAGGGCAGCAGCAGGAACAGGAACTTGAGGTTATTCGGGTTTTCCTTGTCCCTCCGTCCCTTTTTGGCTACGACGCCGAACAGGTAGCCGTCCCTGGACCGGATAAAGAAGAGGTCCTGAAAGTCCCTGGGGCTTTTGTCGTAGCTGTCCTTGTGGATAGGTATGCAGAGGTTCCGGGTGGCCTTGGGCGTGATGGTGGCCCCGTACTCATGGACACGGGCAATCATCAGAAGCTCGCTGTCGGCGTTGCCCTGGATGCCTATTTTTATCCGGGTGCCGTTCAGCTTCTCCAGCTCGGCCTTGACCCGCCGCAGATGCGGCAGTACATTGTCTCGGACTTGCATAGGCTCACCACCTCATGTAGTGGGCCAGGGTCTCCATCCAGGAGGCGCGGGGTTCCTTGTCAAAGGTCCACGACACGTCGGAGATGGAGAAAGCCGCAAGGCCCTGAGCGCCGTTCCGCAGGATGGAGAACTCCTGTTCCGCGATGCCCCACACAATCGCCACGATGTCCTCCGGGAGATCGGACGGCTCATCCTCGGTCGCGTCCTTGGGCAGCACATACCCGGCGGTGAACTTCACTTCCAGGTAGCGCCGGGGGGCCGTGTAGTCGTTTGCAAGGCCGCCGATGTAGCCACGGAATACCCATCCCTCATCGCGGTACAGTACGCCCACGTCTCCGGTCATGGTAAAGTCGTAGCTGCTGGGGTCTATGCTCACGCCGTGCTCGGTGTCCCGGACGTACTCAACCGCCCGTATGGGGTACTGAGTGAGCACAAGCTCCTGAGTGCCGGGGGCGACGTACCTGTGGGTGTAGGTGGCCTTGCCGAACTTCCGCCCGGTGATGGTCTCAATCCAGGCAGACGCCGAATTGATAAGCCGGATGATGTTGTTCTTTACAGCGGTGTCCGCCGCCTCCGGTGGGATGCCCAGGCGCTCCATCGTGTCCTCAAGAGTAGTCATGGCGTTTGCGGCCAGCTTTACAGTCGGTTCATTTGCCACGGTGTCGCCTCCATTCTCAGGGGGAGGCGCGGGCTACTCGCCCGCGTCCTCCTTTTTGCCGTCGTTCTTGGGAGTGGTCGCTTTCTTCTCCTTGGGGCCTGCCTCCCGCTTGTTCTCGGCGGGTTTCACGGTCTCGGAGGGATAGTGTCTTGCCATAGTGAAAACCTCCTTGTAGGGCCTCTCAGGGCCAAATTAGACGGGGACCTCGGAAGCGTCGCCCAGGGCCAGGGCAGCGGTAGCCTCGCAGGACGGAGTGGAGCCGCCGGAGCAGGAAATCTCCACCTTGACCTTGATGTACTGCTTGAGGCCCACCAGGTCCAGGTCGAAGTTTACCAGCTCGCCGCCTGCGGCGTCGGTGGTGACGGAGATCACGCCCGCATCGTCCAGGGGCGCGTTGCCCACGCAGACCAGCTTATCCTTGACGGGCGCGTAGCCGGTGCTCTGCTGGTCGCTCTCGGTGATGGTCAGCTTCACGGCCATACCCGTAGGGGAGCCGGAGGGAGAGCCGACCTTGACGGCCAGGATGCCGGAGAGGAAGCCCTCGCGGTTGATGGCGTCCTCGCTGGTGTACGGGGTCACTTTGACACTCTGAATAAGTGCGCGTTTCATAGTTGAAATTCCTCCTTGTTGAAATTATAGGGCCGGGGCGGTATGCCCCGGCCTCTGATTAAAACGCCTTGATGTTCTTGACGTGCAGGAAGCTCTCCTTGTGACGGGCGGCGATGTCCACGTACATGAGGGCGCGGGTGGCGGCCAGGTTCTCTTCAAAGGCGTTGTGCTGGTTGCCCTCTTCATCGACCCAGGAGCCGTCCAGGGTGGTGTAGGTCTCAAGGCCCATCTGCTCGCCCACCAGGAGGTCCGCCCAGTTGCCAAAGGCCAGCTCAGTGAGGCCGGTGGTGTCGGTGGTGATCTGGTTGGACACGCGATAGGGGAAGCCCAGCAGCTTGCCGGTGTTCATCTCATCGCGGTAGATGTACGCGCCGGTGGTGGTCTTGAGGTTCATCAGGTAGCCCTCCAGGACGGAGTTGAACGCCCAGCCGAGCTTGTTATCGTCCACGTTCTTTGCCAGGACCTTAGAGCGGACGAACACGGGGAAGTCGGCAGTAATCTTGCCGTTGCTGTCGGCCAGGTCCTCGTTGCTCAGGGTCTTGGCGTCCACGTGCTCAACCTCCTTGTCGGTGAACACGCCGAGGGGCTGGAACTCGCCGCCCTTGCCGAACATAGCGCCGAAGTCAAGGCCCAGCTCCATGCGCCGGGTCAGGTCGTTGGCGAAGAGCTGATCGGCGGAGTAGTTGGTGCTCATCAGCAGCTCGCGGGTCTGAGGCACGATGGCCTCCAGGCGCTTTGCGGACAGACGGATGTTGCCGTAGGTGGGCTGGGTCTTCGCAATCTTGCGAGCCTCACCGCCCCAGGTAGCGCGGGCGCCGCCGGTCATCTTGGGGATGTTCAGGTTGCCGTTGGCCATGGGGACTTTCTGAGCGCCCAGCTCAAAGATGACGGTCTTGGAGTACAGCAGCTCGATGATCTGGTCCAGGTAGATTTCGGGGATGAGGTAGCCGCCGGCAGCAGGGTTGGTGGCAGACAGGGCCTTGAACTCGCGGGCCATGTCCGCATCGTCATACTTCCGCTGCGCGTAGAAAGAGGCGGCGTCGGGGTCATGCTTGCCGAACACGTCCAGGCACTTGATAGCGCGGGCGAGCTGGATAGCAGGCGGGACGGACTTCTTGGCGGTGCTGGTGGGGGTGGTACGGCTCATGTAAATGGAGCTGTACTTCCGCTGGACGGGGGAGGCCGCGCTCTTGCGGGCGCTTTTGGTCTGGTGCTTGCGGGCGGCGGCCTTGCGCCCCTTGGCCTCATCAGTCACTTCCTCATCCTCCTTGACCTCTTCCTCAACGCCGTCATCCTCCTTGGCCTCGCCCTCGGTGGCGTCGATAATCTCACCGACGGCCTCCATGACTTCCTCGGCGGTGACGTCGCCCAGCTCTTCGCCGGCCTCCTTGCGGCTCTTGCGCTTCTCAGCGACAACGGCCATAGCGTCCTCAATCAGACCGGAGATGTCAGCGGGGGCAACCTCGGCAACAGCGTCCTCGGTCCCCTCTTCGCCCTCGGCCTTGGCCTCGGCCTGCTCATCCAGGGCCTCCTTGACGCAAGCCTTGATTTTCTCGGTCAGCTCATCGGCCTCCATCTTCATAGACTTGCGGCCAGCGGGTGCGGTTCCTTTCTTGGGAATAGCCATTTGTAATTTCCTCCTTATAGCAGAATTTCATAGGTGATGCCGGTAGTCGGCGCGGACTTCTCGGCTCTGGTGTTGGCGGTACGGGAGATGGATTTCTCGGTGTCGCTTGCCTCTCGGATGATGCCGTCAAGGACCTTGGTAGCGGCTTTCATGGACGCGCTCGCGTCCTTGAGGGCCTTTAGCCGGGTCCCGCTGATTTTCCGACCGGCCTTGACTTCGGCGGTGGCTGCCTCCAAAAAGGCGTCCAGGAAACCGGCGGCGTCGGTGGCCTGCTTGTAGTCGGTGATCGTCGCCTCCGGGTTCATGGCCCAGGTAACGACGGAGACCTCCCACAGCTTGACTTCCCGCAGATGCCGGATGCCGTTTTCGTCGTAGTCAAAGACGATGGGGTCATATCCGATGGACAGCTCAGTGAGAACTCCATCTTTCAGCAGCACTTTGATGTCGCGTCCTATCGAAGTGTCGCTGATTTTGGCCTTAATGAAAAGGCCGTTGCTGTCTTCCCTCAGCTCCAAAGGTCTGCCAATGGGGAGCCAGCAGTCGTTGTGCAGGGCGAGTATCTTCACCCTCTCCCAGCCCTCGGCGATTGTCTTCGTGAAGGCACCAGGCTCAATTATGTCCCCGCCACTGTCGATGTTGCCATAGACGGCGGCGTAGCCACTAAAGATGCCGCTCTCTTCGTCGTACTCTTCGGTACGGAAAGACAGCGTTTTGTGCTCCGTCTTGGAGCTTTTCACTTTCACCCCTCTACGGAGCGAAGCCTCCCACGCTTTCAGGCCCCGCCCGGAGGCATAGTAAAACGGCGAGACCCGCAGATGTGCCGCTGCGAGCTTCGCCGTCATAACGGGGTCATCGTTGGTAATATTCGTGTCCGGGTTTGCGGTGCCGTGTTCAAGCTCCGCATTCATCCCGGCTGTCAGGGCTTTCAGGTCGAACCGCTCTTTCTCCAGGTCGATACCCGCAGATCGGGCGGCCTCCTGAGCCTGCATCTCGGTAAATTCCATCAGGCGTCCTCCTTATTTGTCGAATGTCAGGAAACAGTGGCAGTTCACGACCTCGGCGGGGTCCGTGCAATCCGGGTCACAGGGCTGCATGAGGCCGTTTGAGAATTTGGCGTCAATAGGGACCCGCTCACCGTTCAGGCGCTTGTGGGAGGGTCTGGCGGCGCTCATGTTGGCAACGTGCCAGGTCTTCCAGGCGGCCCCGGCCTTTCGCATCATGTCGTAGTGGCCGGTCAGGAGTGAGGTATTGCACTCTTGGGTAGCGATGGTACGCGCCCTGGATGCCGTGGTCTGCATCTCCTGTTCAATCTGCTTGGCGATGGTGGCCCGGCTGTCTCCGTGCTCCAGGCCAGCGGAGACGATACGGGCGATGGACTGCTGGGTGGTCTCTGTGATGCCTTTGACCCGGACGCCGCCCCGCAGCTTCGCCGTGCTGACAAGCTCCGGCCTCTGGACCGCCTGGAGGTTGTAGAGCTTGGCAGACACCCCAGCGCCTTTGTCGTAGCTCTCTTTCCACAGCGGCTCAAAGATATTCAGCAAGGCCGTTTCCTCCTTGGGCCAGTCGATGAGGCCCAGGGTAAAGGCGCTCACAAGGCGGGTGCGGTCTGCCTCGCTCAAAGAGGACCACGCCGCCGCGCTCTGCTCCGCTGCGTCCTCGCTGTTCGGGTCATAGCCGGGGATGGCCCCCATGAGAATGTCCCAAACGCTCCGCTCATCCTTGGTGGTGCCGCCCATGGCGTCACTCACCCGGCGGCCCTGCTCCCGCAGATATTTGAGGGTGGCAATCTCAAAGCGCTGGGTCTGCTCCCTCTCAGCTTGCAGCAGGGCGCGTTGTGCGGCCTGCACCTGGAGGCTTTTCCGCTCTTCCGGGGACGTACCCTTGGAGGACACGATTTCTATGCCCTCTGTGCCGTCTCCCGCCCCCTCTGAGCCGTTTTCGGCGTCCAGGGGTATTCCGTTATCTGTTATCTCAATGTCCTGTTCTCCGCCCGTCTCAAGCGGTGGTGCGCTCTCTGCATACTGGAGGTTAGCCGCCGCCGTGGAGATCGCCACAGGGTCATCGTCTTCCCGGATGTAGACGTCGGAGAACTGCGTCTTGTAGACGTCGCCGCCCACCAGGGCCGGAGGCATACCCAGCTTCTCGCGGGCCTCATCCTTGGTGAGTAGTCCGGCATTCCAGCCGTCGATGCCCAGGGCCTTGTCAAACTCCTGGTTCCGGGGGATGATGTCATCGAAGCGCCACACCAAGTCGTTTCCGAAATACGGGATGATCTGGTTGTTGATGGCCTCTTCCCGGCGGCGTAGGTTGGGCATAAGGACGTTTTGGGCATAGATGAACTGAGCCGCCTCCGACGTGGCCCGGTTGCTGCTCTCCGTGATACCCATAATCTCACGGGGGACGCCGAAGTGCTCAAGGACGGCATTCCGCAGGAATGTGCGCCCGTTCACCATGTCCATGTCTTTCATGCTGTCTCCAACCTTGTTCACCGTGACCTCGCCGTTGACAGTAGCGACGCCGTGGCTCTGGAACACTCCCCGGAAGCGCTCAAGCCATTCAGACCGGAAGCGCTGTCGCTGCTCCGGGGTGGACTTGGGCATACCGATGATGAGGTTCGGCGTGGCGTCGTTGAAGAAAAAGCGCTTTTGGAACTTGGCCGCGTATTCGTCGGTCTCAATCTCATCTGCCAGGGCCTCAGCTTGCCCCAGGCCGCGCTTGAACGGGTCTATCGGGTTCAGGTCTTTCATCACGAACATATCATCTACGGACACGTTCATCAGCAGACCGTTGGTGAGCCGGACGGTGTAGTACGGGTGGTCCAGGTACGGGGTCATCTGTACCCAATGGACAGGGACCGGCCACAGCTCCACAGGGACGCCCAGGGGCGATTTCTCCATGATGAAGTACCCCTCTCCCTTGAGCTTGAGGTAAATCTCCAGGAGCCGCCACAGGGCCGCGTTGCTCATCTCATGCAGCGGGTTTGGGTTCGCCCAAAAGTCCAGGAACGGGTGATGAGTAAGCTCCTGTTCGTCTCCGTTCTCATCCACCCGGTAGAGCTTGCCCTCTGCAAAAGACAGATCGGAGGCGATGCGCTCCACGACGGACAGGCGGGGGTTGGTGTGAAACGCGTCTATCCATTCCTGGGTGTTGCGCTCCGGCGGGTTGGTCCACCTGGGCAGCATAACGCTGTCGCTCCGGTAGGTCTGGCTCGCCCTCCCCGCACCACCCCCTCTAAATCGGTTCCAGAATGGCACGGTTATTCGCCTCCCTCGCGCTTCGGCTTTTTACCGAGCACCTGGGAGACAGCGGGGTTTTTGGGGCCGCCGGTCATCTTCTGCCAGCGGCGCCGGGCCTCTGCCGCCGTATTTGCCCGGATGTACTTCATCGGCCAGCCGTCAGCCGATACAAGGTAACTGCATTTCGCTTTCATGGTGTCCTCCTTAGTCAATGCTCCAGTCGCTTACCAGCGGGTCATGCAGGGCCAGGGCCAGCGCGTCTCCCATATCCGGGGAGGACAGGCCGCGCTTTTTCATGGCCTCTTTCCTCTCCAGCTCAATCTTGCCTGCGCTGTTCACCACGTATTTCCGGTTGGAAAGTTGGCTTATCTGCTTATCATCGGGATATAGTTTGATGCTCTGCGTCCGTAGGGCCTCCCGGACCGCGCCCCACATAAGGCCGGTGCTGTTCTGGTAGTCGATGGGGTCATCGTCGCTGATGGTGCCGCCCTCGCCGCCGAAGTGACACTCCACGATGTCCAGGGAGAACGGGGGTGGGGCGTCCTCATCGTCGGCATACCGGCGGTCTCGCTGGGCCTGAACTTCCTCCACGATCTGCTCCCGCAGCTCCATGAGGCGGTCAAAGACGCCGACGCCCAGGCCGTCACAGTCAATTTTGACGTGTATCTCTGCCCAGGGCTGCTCCAGGGCATAGCGCTTGATGAGCTGGACGGCCTTGCCGCTCAGCTCCATGGTGTCGTTGTGGTGGTATATCTCCGGCTTTTCCTGGAGCTTCTTGTCCAGGACAGGGGATAGGACGCTGCTGTCATCGCCGTAGCGGGCGACGTCAATCCCGATGTCCACGCGGGCCGCCCGGTCAATCTCCGGGGCCTCAGCCTCGCTTGCCCGCTCTGCCCACTCCATCGGTATGAAGCTGTCAGGCAGGGCCTTGGGGAACTCCCCAGCCACACGGACTCGAAAGACGTCGCTGTCCTCACCAAACATATCAATGATGGTGTCGATGAACTGCTGATCTACTCGGCTGCTGTCCCGCCCGTCAATGTGCATGGCGTTGTAAAGCTCGCGGGACTTGTGGTGGCTGTCATAGAAAAAGCCGGTAATCTTCGTGGGGTTACCACACATTACCAGCTTTGCGCCCTCCGTAGATAGTGCGCCGAGGACCGGCTCGAATATCTCATCTCGGACGCCGGAGGCTTCGTCGATGATGTAGAGCACGTGCTCGGCGTGAAAGCCCTGGAGGGCGTCGGGCTTACTGGCCGTCCGGCCTACCGCGAACCACTCTTCCGGGTGGCCTCTCATGTAGACCTTTTCCTTGGTCCATATCAGCTCTTGAGACAGGGCCGGGTTACTGCGGAGCCATTTCGCAATCTCGGCCCACAGGATGTCCCATAGCTGGTGCTGGGTGGGGGCGGTGCAGGGTATCTTGGGATATGGCCTGGTAGTCAGAAACCAGATGGCAAGCCAGCTCTCCACCGCGCTCTTGCCGATACCGTGGCCGGAGCGAACAGAGGTCATGGGGTACTGCGCTACACTGTTCAGGATGGCCTTTTGATTGCTGTCCGGCTTGGCCCGTATAATGTCCTCTACGAAGTCCACCGGATTGTCGGCGTAGTAGAGGATGGCGTCACTTGTCAGGTTCATTCTGCTGCTTCCTCCGTTCCCACGCCTCAGAGATGACGGCGGCAAGGCTGCTGTCGGCCTGCTCATTCGCCTTGCCCGGTGCTGTGTCGGCCTCCAGCTCCATGCGGTTCTCACGCTCCAGCTTGGTAGCCTCCCGGATGAACGCCACAAGGTTCTTCGGGTCTATCTCGCTGGGGTCCATGTCCTTGAGGGCCTGCAACGCCTTTTCCTGCAATTTCAGGGCGATGCTGATATGACGGTCAGCCATTTTCCGGCGCTTCTTGACGGCCTGGGCATGGGCTTTCCTCTGGACGTCAACGTCGTATGCGGCGGTCCGCTCCACCCACTGATAGGTGCGGCTCCATCGGCCTATGAGCGTGGTACTTTTGTTTAACTGCTTAGCAACCGCCCGGATGCTGCGCTCTTCCCCCAGCTCCAGGTAGACCGAAAACGCCTCATACGCTTTGACACCCTCGCCCTCCAGACGCTCCCACGGCTCGGTGTCTCTGTGCTTCGGCATTCCGATCTACCCTCCTTTCGGGGCCGGTAGCCGTCACTTAACGGCTATCCAGCCACAGAAATTCAGGCAGCGCCAAAACATATCGACTTGCCGAAAACCGGCGGTCCGCATCATGTCCACGCTCCACTCGGCCTTGAGCGGAGACAGCACATTTTCCAGGCTGCGCCGCTTGGACATGATTTGCTCATCGGTATAGCCGTTCTCCCGCTTCATCTCGTAGTAGAGGTCCACCATCAGGTCATCCATGTTTTCACTGAGGATTTTCTCTACAAAGATGAGCGCCCCGCCGTCGGTCAGGCCGTCGTAAATCTGCTTGAGCATCCGGGGCCGGTAGGACGTCGGCATGAACTGCATGGACAGGACGGAGAGGACCAGGCTGCTCTTTTGCTCAAATGGCAAATACTCCCAAATATTCCCTTGCCGGACCGTGACGTTGACGTCTGCCCGGAAGCGCTTCTCGCAGGCTTCCACCATGGCCGGTGCGTTATCCACCAGCAGAAAGTTGTTGCTCTGGCCGTACTTCACCACGAATGGCTCCACGGCCAGGCCGGTACTGCACCCGACATCCACAATCAGGGTCTCCGGCTGGATGAAGCGCTCGCCCAGCTTGTAGGTAAGCGCCCGCATAGATCGGTAGTCCGGGATGCTGCGCTCAAGCATATTGGCGAAGCAGGCGGCCACTTCTCCGTTGAACTCCCATTTCTCCCCAGGGTGTACGTTGTCTCTCATTTTGCCTCTCCTTTCGTCGGAGGGGGCAGGCGAATACCGAGCCGGTGCTCAAACGCTTCCCGCGCTCGCTGAGACAGTCCCATGCGTGAGCCGTCCGGGTAGGGAAGCTCAAATTCAAAGTCCAGCGCAGCGGCCAGGGCCGCAGGGTCCACAATCGGGTCTGCCGCCTCCATGTACCAGAATTTTGTTATCATCTCCAGGCGCTTCACGGTACGGAAGCACGGGGCGAAGATCGCCCGCATCTCTTCCTCGGTGTGGCCCTTTTGGACCTTGGGGTGTGCTCCGATGTCCCCCAGGATGGTGTTAGGCTCATAGTCCAGGTCAAAGGTCAGGATTTTTTCTGCGGCCATGAACTTTTTCTTCGTGTTCACGAACTGCGGGGCCTTGTTGCTCTGGCACCAGCAGACCACCATCCCGTCCGGGGCGCACAGGGCTGCCGCGATGACCGCAATCTGCTTCCGGTCCGCCATAAAGGGTACGCTGTTGAACACGCTGGAGATAAAGACGCTACTATACGGCGTCCCGGCCTCAACTTCGTCCAGGAAGCGGGCGGCAATCTCCAGGCTCTTTTCCTTGTGGATTTTCTCGCCCACGGTCACGAAGTACGGCTCAAAGGCTGATACCTGAATACCGGCCTTGCGGAGCGTCCTGGTGTTGTTGAGCTTCCCGGCTCCAAAGTCTACCACGCTGGACCCGTAGTGTCGGCGCCAGGTCTCCAGGGCCGCGCCCTCCAGCTTGCAGAAGTCCCGCCCGCAGTTTTTCGGGAACACGCCCTTAAAGAAGCCGTCCCCCAGGGCGGCGTTGCCCTCGGCGTCGGTCTCCCTGGTGTTCCGCTCCCGCATGAAGCTGTTGAAGCGCAGATCGTCGGCGTAGGTGCTCTCCATGTCAAAGTCCATGGATAACAGGTTGAGCATGGAGGACGCGAAAGCCTCTTGCTCCGGCCTCACCTTGACGCAGGCGATGACCTTTCTGCCGGCCTCCGCTGCTACTTGCAGGCGGCCTATCCCGTTGATGACGTTCCCGGCCTCCCCGATGACTACCGGCATGGCGTTCCCGATTCGGCGCTCCAGGGATTTTGCAAGCTGCTTGATGTGGGTGTCGAAGCTCCGGTGATTGAGCTTTGCCAGCTTCACGACGTCCATCCGACGCAGGGCGTAGACGCAGGGGAATGATGCTTCGGTCCCCGGCTCGATGTCCGGCAGCTCCCCGGTCATGGCCTCGATGTCCATTTCATAGAGGCGGCGTCGGATGATGGCGCAAGTGTCCTGCTTCTGGAGGTCATTCGTGGCCCGGTTGAACAGGACGTTCACGGCCCGCCGCTCGCCCAGGGTCTTTCCGCTCACATACTCCACGGGTATCTGCCGGAAGCCCATGCGGGAGGCTACAAGGTGCCGCTGGTGTCCGCTCAGGATTTCGCCGCTCTCATCGGCGTAGATCGGGAGCAGAAAGCCCAGCTTACGGAGGGACAGCTCTGTGAGGGCAAGGCGCTTTTCGTCGTTGCGCCGGGGGTTATACTCCGACGCTCGCACAGCGTCGATGGGGACAAGTTTAATCATGGCGCAGCAACCTCCGTTTCATCTCCTGGGCAATTTCTCCCTGGTCGAAGATACCGGCGTCCCGGATGCTCTCGACCAGGCGCTTGTAGCGCGGGACCTCGACCTTGAAGTGTAGGTGTCCAATTCGGACAACCGTAGTCCCCATGGCGGGCTCATCGTCACCGCCGGCGGGTTCGTCCTCTTCCTCGCCGTCGGCGTCCTCGGCGTCCGGGTCTTCGTCCTGGTCCCAATCCGGGTCATCGTCGGCGTCCTCGCCCTCGCCGTCCCCGCCGAGCTGCCGGTAGACCAGGACCTCATCGCGGTCAAAGCCGGTCTCAAACTCCAGGACCTCATCATCCCGCAGCAGCTCGCCCAGGCGGTCGGTGTCCCAGCGGCCCTCGATGCGGTTCAGGGCAAGGCAGAGCTTCATCTCCTTGCTTTCGTCCGGCTGGTCGATGACGGAGCAGAGCACTTCTTTCCATCCCAGGTCCCGGAGGACCACAAGGCGCTGATTACCACCAATGCAGCGCATATTGTTGAGGTTCACGACCGGCGGCTCCACCATGCCGTTAAGCTCAATACTCCGGCGCAGGGCCTTGTACTCATCGCTTCCGCTCTCGATGTCTTCACGGGGGTTATACGGGGCGGCCACGATGTCGGAGAGCTTCAGCATCTCCAGTCTGGTTTCATACTTCATCGAAAAGCCTCCCTTTCAGCTCCGCGCAGACAAGCTCCTGAGTAAAGCCCACCTTTTCCCGGACGTCTGCCATAAGGTCCTCAAACTCCGCTTCCTCCAGACGGAAAGAGAAGTCGCCCACGATACACTTAATGCCGTCGGCGGTGTCCTCTTTCTTGCCCAGGGAGGGCGGTTCCTCATCCTCGCCCAGCTCACCGCCGATTTCCCCCAGGAGATCGTCAATGTCTGCCTGGGTAAAGCCGGTGGCGAGTAGGTTCTCTCCATCGTCGATGAGCTGCTGGATGATGTCGGCCAGTTGGCCGTAGTCCCATTCGCCGTCCAGCTTGTTCAGGGCGATGCACAGCGCCTTGGCCTGGGCCTCCGGCATATCCACCACGACGGCGTTTGTCTCCGTCTCCCCGGCGGCCAGCAGGACGGAAAGCCGCTGGTGTCCTCCGATCAGGCAGTTGTCCCGGATGTTCACGATGAGAGGCAGGACCAGGCCGTTTTCCTCAATGCTCGCGTCCAGGGCTTTATACTCCTGGTCCTTGGGCGTGAGCTGCACCCTGGGGTTATAGGGGGCCGGTTTGATGTCGGCCAGCTTGATTACTCTGGTTTCCACGCTTCCACTCCTTTCAGATTTGGGCAATAAAAAAGCGGGGCGCTCTCGCGTCCCGCCTGGTGGCTGATATTCAGTTATCCGAATAAGCTGCATTGGTCGAAAGCCGGGACCCTCGCCATGCCCGCCGATTTGATGAAGCGGTCATAGGGGGCGGCCTCAATACCGAACCGCGCATACATGGCCCGCGTCTTCGGATTGCTCTCCACCGCGTAGTAGTGCGCCCCCTCCGGGCCGTTCTGTGCGCCGTGCCGGGGCAGGATGAAGCGCCGGAGGGCGCTCTCCTTGAAGACCGGAGGCTCCGCGTTGATGTCGTTGAAGTACCACTCCTGGGGCTGCCAGCCGGTCTTCCGCTTGATGTTCGCCATAGTCTGCTTCATCTGGTAGTCCGGTCTGGCCGTCACGATGATAACATAGTCATCCCGGATGGCCTCAATCAGATCGGCCCGGTACTCTTCGGCCTCCATGCGCCGGGAGAATGGCCGGAGCATTCGCGTGTCCGCCTGGTTTCCTACCAGGGTGTAGTTTAGATCGAGTAGGCAGATGTTTTTCATAGGTTAGTTACTCCTTTGCTTTTTCCTACCGTAATTATACCACATTTCAGGGCTTTTGTCACAGGTTTTCCCAAAAAATATGCCGTGAACTTGGTATTTATGACGGTTTTCTCTACCCACACTCTTTCATTGTGGATGAGTATAACACAGATAAATTGCACCGTCAAATTGTAAAATTGCACGGCAAAATTGCAAGCCCTTATCTCAAGGCTTCCGCGCCGTATAGCCAGACTGCGACGCGCTGCACAAGCCTCTTTCGGTGCCGCCAGACGGTGGAGGTATCACACTCCAGGGCCTCAGCTATGTCCCTATCGTCCACGTCATCCAGGTACTTCCCGGACAGCGCCCGGTAATAGGGGTCATCCCGGACCGTGGCGAGCGCACGCTCCAGGGTCTCAATCTCATAGCGGTCCGCCGCGATGGTGGCCTCCATGTCCATGAGAACGGCCTCCCATATCTCATCCGGGGTGAGCCGGTTCCCGTTCTTGACAAACCGGGTGATGCTCTTGCTCCGCTCTCGCGGCCCGTAGAGTTTGAACTCTTCCAGCCGCTCAAGGTCATCCTCCAGCTTGATTTTCAGGGTGGGCAGGCCGTAGAGACGGCGCTCAGTAGCCTTGAAAGCATCTTTGGCGGTGCGCTCGGCAGAGATGCGTCCGGCTTCAACGGCCTGCATGATGATGTCCCTGATGTTCTCCTGTGATTTGCCCATTGATTTTGTCGCCTCCCATGTGGTAAAATAGCTTTGTCACGGGCTGTCTTCCCTCCGGGGGAGGCGGCTTTTTTTATTTGCTCAGGGCTTCCCGCCCTTTATGATCTGGAAGTTTCTCCGGCGCGTCTCTGCGGCCCTCGCTCTCCGCTGTTCGACTATCCTCTGCATCTCAAGGTACTTTTCCGGGAGCTTGTGCCTTGGGCAGTCCGGGCGCCACTGGCTGCGCTTGGAGAAGTCGCCGTCGTAGTGCTTGCACTCATCGCAGCAGAAGCAGATGTCCTCGGCGTTCTGGACCTCGCCCGGCGTCATGTACCACGCCTCAAGCTCCGCATTGTAGAGACAGTGATCGCAGGCGCACCCATAGCAGCTCATGGCAGATTGATGTCTACGGCGATGCACTCCACCCAGGGGAGGGCGTTGTAGGCTTCCTGGGCCTCCTTATCCGTCATGGAGAGAAATTCATCGTACCCCTTTACTTCGATGAGGACGGCCTCAACATCTTCATCGTCAAAGAAAAAGATGTGCTCTTCCGACACCAGGTACTTTGTGACGCTGGCCGCGCCCCAGGACCCCAGCCAGCGGGCGTAGCCCTCATCACAGACAATCTCGCTGTCCACCATCGGGACGATGGGCAGCTCCGGGTGAGCCTTAATCAGCTCCAGCAGATCGGCAATATTCTTATCCATACCTAAACCTCCACAGCTCACTTGACGCCATTAACCGCAGTCTGGAGCAGAAAGCCCAGGAGATACCAGACGCGGTCCTTGATTTTCTTCATGCAGATTTCGCGGCCCAGCTTCTCATCGTAGTTTTCAGGGCTTACGCAGGAAGACGCCTCCACCAGCTCAAAGCCATTCCGCAGCATGGCCCGGACGATGGTAGTCTTCTCCCCGGCGGTCTGCGTCCAGGTCTCCAGGATGAAGTTGTCCACCATCTCCTGACTGATGCTGGGCTTGCCGGTCCGCAGCTCCTTGTTGGTCTCCAGGGGAAGATAGGCCCGCTCAAACGTGTCCTTGGGGGACCAGCTCACATACCCGTCCGCATACCGGACGCGGTAGCCGTCCTCCACGCTGGGGAAGTTGGGGAACGCCTCGGACGGGTCATCGGTGATGGTGACGCGCCCCTGACCGTCCATGCAGCGGTAGGCAGGCTCGGCCTCAATAATCTTGGTCCCGATGTACTGTTTCATTTCTCATGTCCTCCAGTAAAGATATTTTTGAGCCGGTCCAGCAGGCTCAGCCGCTTGTCGGGGTGGGTGTCGGCTTCCTCCTTGCTCCACACGGCTTCCAAAACGTAGTCCTCTCCGCCGTCTCCCTTGGTGTGGATGAACACCGGAGTAGCGGCGATGGTCTCCAGCTCCGCGACCCGGCGCTCCAGGTTGCGGAGACGGTGCTCCCGGCGGGCGATCATCTCTGACCCTCCATCAGCTCGCCCAGGCGGTTTTTCACCCGGACCAGGATGTCAAGCTCACGCTGGGCCGCTTTCTGTGCGGCCGGCATAGCGGCCCGCAGCACCGGCGAGATCGCGCCCATGATGGCGGTGCTGCCCTCCGGCGGGTTGACTTGCTTCTCCCGCTTCTCAATGAGGCCCTGGAGGTCCGCAAGAAGCTGGACGTCTTTCTGGAAATTACTCATGGTCTGTCCTCCAATCCCTCCAGGAACAACAGCACACCGGGGCCGCCGATGCGGACCTCATAGGGCGCTGCCTCCTGGGGCGTGATGTACTTATGCCCAAACCGGCCTTTCATGTCCCGCCACACTGTCCATGGGATGCGGTAAAATCCCACGGACCCAAAGGAGCACAGGACAAAGGCCACGGCTCCGAATTGATGCGCCCGCTCCAGGCGCTCCGTCTGGTCCGCTGTCACGCGGTCCTGGGTCATCTTCTCAACGTCGGTGTACTTGGCCTCGAAGTTGACCGCCCGGCCTCCGAACAGAAAGCCCTTGTAGTCGGCCTGAGCCGTGCTGGTGTAGTGCGCGATGAACTTCCCGCCGCCCAGGTCCTTAGTCGGCTGCATCGGCTCCGGCGTCTTCTCAATGTCAGCGATCTGGCGGCTCCGGTAGAAGTCGCAGGCCCCGTTTATCATCTGCTCAAAAAAGGCTCCCTGGGCGCGGTTCTTCCGGTTCTGGTATCTAAGGGCCGCTTTCGCCCTCTCGCTTGGTGTCATGCTCTAACATCGTCCTCCCCTCAGCCTCGGTGGAGAATACGGTCTTTCCCCAGGCGTCCAGCAGGGCCAGGGTAAAGGGCGTAGGCTCCACGATGCGGCGCGGGGTGACTACTCGGCCAAAGAGGAATTTCTCAGCCTCCCGGACCCCATAGTGACAGGCCGGGTTATCCCGTACCCGCCATACCGTAGCCCCCAGGGGGACCGGCAGGCGCAGCAGCAGGCCCGCCGCCTCATCCCTCCGGTATTGCTCAAGCTCCCTCAGCGCCGCACCGTAGATGCCCATTGTCTACTCTCCTAACTTTTAAGGCTTATTTGTTTGCTTTTTGTGGTGTTTTCCACAAATTCCACACACTTCTCCACAGAATTTGGCCGCCCTCATCAGCTCATCCACCACGCGCCCAGGGGATATGCCCAGGCGCTCAGCCTCGGCCTCCAGGTGGTAGGCTGTCTGCGACGATACGCGGATGGTGATTTTCTTTCGGTGCTCGCTCATGCCTCGCCTCCGCCAGTAGGCCGGAGGTAGCCATTTTCAACGGCCATGGCCCGGATTTTGCGGATGGTGGCGTCGCTGACCCGCAGGCCGGTGTCGCTCCTGGTAGCCAGGCTGTCAATAAAGCCGTTGATGACTTTCTCAAGCTCATCCTGCGAGATGACGATGGGCTGGTTGCGGGCCTCCAGCTCATCCAGGTAGGCACAGAGCTGAGCGTCGGTCATCTTCCGCACCCGGATTGCCCGGTCGTGCTGCTCCTGTTCAAAGCCGGTCCTCCGGCAGCTTCGCTTCTTCAATAGTTCTCCCTCCAGTTATTCTCCGTCTACCCGCACCATACCCTCGGGGTACTCCTGAATGAGAGGGCCGCCCCACAGGTCTTTCAGACTGTTTTTCATAAAGACGGGGACCCCGGCAGACTGAGCAACTTCCGTGATGGCCGCTACCCATTCCCGCTTCGGCTGCTTTCGCTTGCTCCCCGGTCCGGTCATGGCTCCGATGATGACCCAAAGAGGCTCACCGAGCCGCCGGAAACCGGCGCAGTCATCCGCGCTGAACGGCTCCAGCAGCGGCTCGATGCTCAGGAACGTGTTGACGCAGGAAGCTCCAAAGTATTCCGTCTCAGGGCCGGTGATCGTGGTCCCGTACCAGAAGTTCCGCTCCATGGGGAGCTTCCCGGCATGGCCCATGTCAAGATACCTCTGCGGGTTCTTGGTGAGGAACAGGTAGGTATGCTGCGGCGCTCGCTTGCAGGCAGCGAAGACATCCTCAATCCAGATGTCCGGCACCCACTCCCCAAACAGGTCTCCCATGCTGGAGACGAATATCCGCGCAGGCGTCTTCCGCTTCTCAGGATAGTCCATGGTGTAGGCGTGATAGGTGGGGGCAAAGCCCTTGGGGTACGGGGTGGAGCGCACAGGCTCCCCGTTTTCGTCGCAGAGCTTGGTAGGCTGCTCCACGTAGTAGCACCCGGTCCCCTTGGGCAGTACCTCCAGCGGCTCAATGATGGGCCGCTCGCAGGGGTGCGGGCCAAACCTGGACACCATGCGCCGGGCGTAGCAGTATTCGCACCCGTGCTTACACCCCGTTACAGGGTTCCATGTGTGGCTGCACCACTCAATGTCGGTCTTGTGAATATTCATAGGTCAGTTATTTCCTTTCCCTGAGCCAGCCGCACCGCATATTGCAGTCAGAGGAACAGGAGGCGCAGCAATCGTATGGCTCCGAGCAGTAGGCGGCGGCCCCACAATGCCCGGTCGGGCTTTTCCCCGTGATGCACTTCCCGTTCAGCGGCCCTTTCTCAGTTTCGGCCTCGCCGCCGCCCGGCTTCACAATGTCAAATAGGCTGCATTGGTTCTCCATCATCTTCCGGTCGGCCTCTTCCTGCTTTATCTTCCGCAGGCAACAGGGACCGTACCCATCCCGCAAGCCCTGGGAGGATGTCAGCAGACCTCCACACCGCTTGCACCGGCGGGCGGGGATGGTGAACACTTCATCGTGCATAGGCTACACTCCAAACGCGATTAGAATAGACAGGGCCAGCATACCCGCAGATGTAACCTTTGCGCCGTTGCTCCGGTCATTCATGGTCTTGCCCCCAAAGGCGTAGCAAAAGCCAGTGAATGTAATCAGGATGAAGAGGGTCCACGTAAACAGCAGCATCGTCATTCACCCAGCAGCTCACAAAGGTGCTCCAGCTTGGCAATCTCCATGTCGGTGTTGTCACCGAAGATGACGTGGAGCTGGTTCAGCATGATTTCCACGTCGGCCCTCTCTTCGGAGATCGCCGCCAGGATTTCCGCCTCATCGCCCTGCTCATGGTCCTTGAAGCGCAGATACTTGAGTAGGGCCTTTTGCAGCTCGCTCATCTCTTCCACCGCCATGAGGATTTGAGCGCTCTCCCCGAACTGCTCCACGGCCTGCTCATAGAGGGCCATTTCCGCTTGCTCCGGCGTCTCATCCACCCCAGGCTGAGGACCGTCGGCGGGCCGGATTTCCGCCGCTCTCTTCTTGTCCTCGGCGTCGAGGATAGATGCCAAGATGTCAGATTTCAGAGTTAAAGCCGGGCGCACACCCCTGTCGCCGTTGTACGCGTTGTTGTAGGCGAGGCTCCCGTCCGAGAGCACGTAGCGGACGAAAGAGGTCCCGGAACTCTTCGGGGTCCCGTCCGGCGTGATGAGCCAGCGCCAATGCTCCGGCGCGGGGTGCAGATCGCGGGTCTGCCGGTATTCTTCGGCGGTGAGCATCGTTACCTTGTCCAGACAGTTTCCGTAGTCCCGGAGGCCGTCATCGGCGGTCAGGTCGCGGTAGGTGGGGACGATGGCGTCTTTCAGGCCGGGGCATTCAGCGATGAGCTTATCCAGGAACTCGCCGTTGAGCTGCTTCCGCAGGCTCGCCTTGTTCCAGTCGTTGCAGTCGTTCTCATCAAAGGGGGCCTGGAAGACGTCTTCGGTGGCCTCGCAGAAGTGGAGATCGGAACAGTCCGGCGTCGGCGCCGGGGTGGTCCGCAGCACAATCCAGTCCAGACCGGCCACGTGGAACACGTCTCCGTACTTGAAAGTCCTCTTTTGCTCTTGCATGGTAAATTCCTCCTGATTTTTATTTCCCCGGCTTCTGGCCGTGGGCTGTCTGTGGCGGCTTGACCTGTCCGCACCGGGTCGGGTGGTTCAAGCAGGGGTTCTTGCAGTTCTTATCCCGGTAGCCGCAATCGGCGCAGCAGATGTTACCGTGCCGCCGGTCGCAGTTGAAGATATTGCATCGGCGTGGATATGTTTTCTGCATGGCGTCTCCTTTCATGGGTTCGCCTCGTAAAACGCCTGAGCGAATCCAGGCGGGGTGATGGCTCTGAAATCGGCATCGCTTTTCGGTTTGGCCCACGCAAGCTGAGGGATAAGGGACTGAGCCGATTTGTGTAGGTATGCAAAATTTGGTTTCCCTCTTCCCGGCCTTGTGTATAGGGGCAGCTTGTCAGGTACGTCCTCCCACCGCTCATATAGCTTTTTCGGCGGGGTGAATGTACCCCAAAGCTCGGTTCTCTTGGTCCAGGGGTCTCCGTACTCCCATGGCTGGAAAATCATTGTAGACGGCCCCATGTATTCCCGCAGATGTCCAACGGGGTTTTCCATGGCCCACCATTCAGGACGGCACTTTTCAATAATTCTCAGACAGGCCATCACGACTTTCAGGCCCTCTTCCGGGTTCCGCGCCCGCGCCTCTGCCTTGCAGTTCAAGACCGAAAACTCCGTGCATGGAGGGGCCGCAAGAACGCCGTGGACTTTTTGGGGCGGTTCGTAAGTCAGTACATCATAGTCCGGTAGGGTTATGTTTCTAACGTCGTACCCCCCCCCGCTACATACGGCCTCGACCAGCTACCGGAACCTCCGCATAGGTCGAGGATGATTTTCTTCTCGCTCACCGTCTACCTCCCAAAGTAGATGCCGCAGTCCTCGCAGCAGATGACGTCGGCTCCCTGTTCAAATTCGGCCTGGTAGATGTACCCCTGCCCGTAAAGGTCCGAGTGTTCGCCGCTCAGGACGTCCCGTGCGGTCTCCCAGGCCCGCGCAACGGCGTGGGCCTCTCCAGGGTTTTCAGCCCGGTCCGGCCACACTACGCCGGTCCAGTAGAAGCGCCCGTACTGCCGGTAGGCCGTGAGCACTTCCTCCACGGTGTCCGGGAAGCGGTCATCCTCCATCCGGTTCAGGATGACATCGCCCACACGATGGCGGCACAGGTCGCAGCAGGCGTCACCGCCCGCCTCCTGGTAGATCGCGCAGGCCAGCATCTCAACCTCTTCCTCGGTCCAGCCGAAATAGGGCGAGACAGTGGGGACCGGCGATGCGGTGAGGGTAGGCGTCGGGTCCAATACCTGGACCGGATGCGCCGCCGTGTCCTCTTGCTCATCAAAGGCCGCGCCTCTGGCCTGCCCCGGCGTAAACAGGGCACTCACGAACACCAGGGCGCACAGGGCGCCGCAGGCAAGGGTTATCGTCCGTTCTTTCACTTGTTCCATCCTCTCCGTTCATAGAATTTTTCTTCGTTCTCGTAGGCTTCCTCTACGGTTTTAATGCCACAGTCCCTAAGATTTCGCATGACGCTCTCAATGTACCCCCAAAAGAGCTTCCCGCGCTTCCGGCCCTGTTCAAAGGCGTAGCCCAGCAGCTCCTTGTTTTCCTCCGGGAACGATATAGACCACTCATCTGTTTCCTCATCATGGTACTGGACCATGATCTGGAAGAACGTCCGCTTCTCATCGTATGGTCCAGGGGTCTTGCCTGGAAAGAACTCTGCCCACAGGTGGGCGGTTGTCTCCGCAAGCTCCACCCCCAGGGCCTCCGTGTAGCCGAAATAGCTTGTCGGGTCCTCTTTGAACTCTGCCAGGAAGTCTCCCTCCAGGTCATCCGGGGGCGGCTGCCAGCCCTCCATCTCTTCCACTGAGCGGAGATGGTAGGTGCTGGGCCGCCCCTTGATGCCAGGGGTGAAGTCCAGATAACCGCCGTCTATAAGCTCCTGTCGGGCGGATATGGCAGTCCGTTTTGCCGTGGTGTTTATCATCGTGCATAGCCTACTGTTGTCCAATGCGAAGTGCTCCGGCCAACGCAGGCTATTGGCTAAATCCATCAGCTTGTACCATAGGAGCTGCGCGGCCATGGATAGAGGGGTCCGCCTCATGCGGTTGGCGAAAGCTCGGTGCTCCATGATGTACCTCAGGCGGACCCCTCCTTTCCGTGGATTTGAGGCCGCCCGGCCTCATGGGTTTCACTCCATCGTTACAGAGCTACCGTCTTCGCCGCCGGTCACGATGATATTTTGACTGAACCGCGCTTTCATGGTCGGGTCATGGGAGATAGCCAAAATCCGCATATTGGGGTTTCTGGCCGCCATGTTCACCAGCGCGTCCGCGTAAGCCTCCGTCCCGTCCGCGTCCAGGAAGGGCGGCTCGTCGATGAAGAGCATACCGAGCTGGACGCCCGCCCGCCGTGCCTTGACGTCGGCCAGGCCCAGGGTGACGGCCAGGGCAATCTTGACCTTTTCGCCGCCGCTGTGGGACTGATAGGGCCGGTTCCCGCCGGTGATGGTGTTAATCCAGACCTCCAGGCTGTTGACTACCGTTTTCGTGCTCTTCTGCTCGCGCTCGGTGCGGATGTCAACGGCCATGCGCCCGCCGGTCATGGCGGCCAGGATGTCGTTGCTCTGCCTCATAATCTCCGGGACTACGCCCCGGATAATCATGTACTGAATACCGTCCAGGCCAAAGGCTTGAGTGAGCACCGTGTAGTCATTCAGGGTGGCCGCCGCGTCCTCGATGTCCCGCCGGAGCTTTGCCGTCTGAGCTTCGGCCTCGGAGATCGCCTCCAGCTTGGCCTTGATGACCCCGCGCTGGGTGGCAAATTCGGTGAGGCTCTTCCGGCGGCTCTCCAGGACGGCCCGCAGGCCCTTAACGTCCCCAGGCGCTTTCGGTGCTCGCTGCCGGATGTCCTCGGCCTCCTGGTGCGCGGTGATGACTTTCCGGGTCAGCTCTGCAATCTCCAGGCGCAGGCGCTCAAGCTGCGGCTCCAGGGCGTCGGCGGTCGCGCCGGCCGCTTGGCAGTCGGCCAGATGTCCGGCGATGGGTTCATCGTCTTCGATGCTCTTCTGCGCGGCCTGGTACTCGATGACCGCCAGCCCCAGGGCCGCCCGCTCCGCGTCAATCTCCACAGTCCGCTCCTTGGCGTCCTGGGCGGTCTGCTCGGCGGTCTGGATGGAGGCGGTGATTTCCTCCAGCTTCGCTTCCGCCGCCGCGATCTGCGGCGCGATGGCGGTCATGGTCCGGTAGGTATGCTCCTTGGCCTCCAGCTCTGCTAGGTCCCCCGACGGATTGCCCAGGGCCTCATGCGCTGCCAGGGCCTCTTCATAGGCTTTCGTCAGCTCTTCATACCGGGCGCGGTCCTCCGCTTTCATGGTCTCCAGGGAGTAGGACAGCTCCGGGATGGCGGCCTGAGCCGCCACAGCGGACACCAGGAACTTGCAAGTAGCGGTCTCCGGCACGTGGCAACCGCTGTCGGCCAGCTTCCCGGCCTCCGCCTGGGCCGCCGCAAGGCGGGATTGCAGCTCCCCGATGCGGACCCGGCTGTCTGCCAGGTGCTTGTCCTTGGCCTCCCGTGCGGCCAGCAGCGCCTTGGTGGTCTCAAAGGACTTGGCAAGCCGCTCCTGAGCCTCCGCTTTCGCCGGGGCCAGGGCGTCAAGCGCGGCCTGGGCCGCCTCCACGTCTGGCTTTCTGCCGATGATGTCCTGATACTGCCGGAGCTTTCTCCGGGCCGCCTCCGCGTCCAGCTCCGCCTTGCCGATTGCTTCCCGGAGGCGGGCCAGCTCTTTCAGCAGCTCCTTGTCCCGGTCCACCTTGGGGGAGAGGTCCTGGAGTTTGGCCCGTGCCGCCTTGACCCTCTCAGCGGCGTCCTGGGCGTCTCTGAGGCCGTTTGCAAGGTGGCGGGCGTCCTGGTATTGGCCCTCCAGCTTCTCCAGCTCCAGGGCCTTTCTGTCGCGCTCCCGGTCATATTCCTTGGCCTGGGCGTCCTTGTCCTCGGCCTGCCGTATCACTTCGGCAAGCAGGGCCTCGGCACTCTCCAGCGCCCGGATGTCCGCCTCGCCGGATGCTACGTCATGGACAGCTTCGTCCATCTCTTCGGACAGCACCATGTCCTCATCCAGCAACTCATCCTTTTCGCTGATCTGCTCGCCCAGGACGTTGATGCGCTCCTTGAGGGCGGCGATGGCGCGGCGCTGCTCCGTAGCGGACGCCTTGGCGATGTCCCCCATCCTGCCGTAGATGTCCAGGCCCAGGAGCGCGGACAGGACCTCCATGCGCCGGTCGCTGTCGGCGTCCAGGAAGAGGCCGTAGGCGTCCTGCCGGATGAGGGCGATACTGCAAAAGGTGTTGCAGTCCATACCGAGCAGCCGCTCAATGCGGGCCTGGGTCAGTTTCATGGTGGTGTCGCTCTCATCTGCCCAGGCGTCCCCCTCCGGGTTCCACCGCTGGAGGGCCAGGGTACCGCGCCCGCTCTTGGTCCTGGTGCGGATGACCCGGTAGTCCTGCCCGCCCAGGGCAAAGGTAAAGGTGATGCTGCCGCTCTTCGTCCCGTCGCGGACCCAGCCGCCGATGTCCTCTTTCCGGGTCTGCTCATAGAGGCAGTCCGCGATGGCGTCCATGAAGAGGGAGGACTTGCCGACACCGTTCTGGCCGTTCACCATTGCCATGTGTACCGGGGAGAAGTCAAAGGCCGCCTCCGTGTAGCTCCGGTAGTTCTTGACCTCAATCGTCCGGGGCATAAATGCTCCAGCGTGTTTGCTGTCCTCGCGTCCATCGTCGGCCTGCTTGATGATCGGCGCGGCCAGCTCCATGAGGCGGGCCGCTTTCTCGCCTGTGATGTCGTTGGTCTCCAGCCAGCGTGACAGGCACTCGGCGGGGCCGTCGTGCTCCGTGAGCTGGTCCTTGGCGTCCAGGGCCTCCACGTCATCCGGGATAATCTCGGCCACATAAAACGCGCCAGCGTCCATCAGGCGCTTTTGCAGCTCGGCCCGGTTAAAGGCTTTTTCCTGCTCCAGTGTGCAGGAATACCGGACCCGGACCACGCGCCCCTCCACGTCCCCAGGATTGAGGGTTCCGCTGGAGATGAAGTCTGCCACGTCCTGCTGCTTCATCGTCACCGTCCGGTGTACTCGCTCCGGGGTGCGCTGGAACTCCGAGACAACGCTCCGGTCCCCGTCTGAAAGCTGGTGCAGCCAGAAGCCGTGAGCGGTCCCCTCATCGTTGAAAGTGAGCTGGTTCACGCTCCCGCAGTAGTAGGCCGGTGTGGTGGAGCTGAGACGCTGGGGCTTGTGGATGTGGCCGAAGCAGGCCAGGTCCACGCCCGCCGCGTCGATGGTAGCCGGGAGGACCACCACATCCTGTCCAGCAAGGAACGTGCTGCCGTTGTCTGCCTCGCTCCCGCTTACCGTGTAGTGAGCCGTGAGAATGGAGGGGAGGCTCCTGTCCAGCTCCGTAGCCAGCCCCAGGATGATGTCGTTGACAAGGGCGGTGGCGTTCCGGTTCTCCGTCTCCTTGTCGGCGCCGGGGCAGAAGAGGCGCAGCCGCGCCTTGTCGAAGCCGGGGACGGCCATAATCTGGACCGGCCCCTCCGATGTCACCAGACGTTCCACCCTCGGCTCGGTGTAAATGTATAGGTTCTTGAGGTCGGGCGTCGCCTTGCGGATAACCTCAAAGGCGCGGGGGTTATCATGGTTCATCGTGCCGAACAGCAGCACCACCGCGTCGCTGTACTCGCACAGGGGGACGATGAAGCGGGAAATGGCGTCGTTGACGTCATCCAGGGCGGTGTCGGCCCACACGCGGGACCGATTGAAGAGATCGCCCGCGATGATGGTCACGGTCGGCCCCTCCGTCCGGGCCTTGTTCACGATGGCGTCCATGCACCGCAAGGTGTCTTGGCGGCGCAGATTTGCGCCGCCCCTGGTGGGGCCTGCCAGGTCCCCCAGGTGAATGTCGCCGGTGTGCAGTATCTTAATCATGGCCTTTCGCCTCCTCATCCTCTCGCTTCTGCGCCCTCGCGCCGTCCAGGTAGGCCGCCCAATAGCGGGCATCGTCAAGGTTGTAGCCGCTCTCTTCCTCCAGCCGCTTTTCCGCGAACTCAATAACCGTCATCTCCGCGCTCCTTTCATCTTCTCCTGACACTCAGGGCAGAGGACCCGCCCATAGGTGCGCTGACTATACCCGGCAATGTCCTCCGCGCTCCACTTACGGCCATTCCTGCTCTGACCGCCGGTAATCTCCCGGCGGCACTCCGAACAGAACACGCCCTGCGGCTCCGGGTCCGCCCAATCCGGGGCAGCTCCGTACTCCGGCGATCTGCTCCAGCTATCCTCCGGCTCTTCCGGTGCCTCATCCCAGGGCATAGGCCCCTCATCCTCGTAGGGGGTGACGGTCTCGGCGGCCTGCGCCGCCGGGAGGCTCGCCCTGGACGCCTGGGTGGGCATCTCAAAGAGCATACCCATCGACTGGAGGTAGTTGCTCGCCACGGCCTGCTTGATTTCCGGGGCGTCCAGGTTGGGGACCACGCGGGCCACGACAAAGGGCTTTTTCAGTTCCTCGTAGGCGTAGGTCCCGGCCAGGCCCAGGGCGGCCCGGATAGCCCGCATAAAGGCTTTGCTCTCAGCCATGGCGGTGCGGTGGGGGAGGAAGCGCCTGAACTGTTGACCGTTGGCTCCGTCTTTCATCCCGGCGGCCTCCAGTGTGCAGTCAATCTCCTTGGTGGCTTTCATCAGCCGGAAGCCGCCGGACGGCTCCGGGACCCGGATAGTCACGGTGACAGCTACGTCGTGGACGTGCTCACAGGTGCCGCATACCCTGGGCTTTCCGGTGGCCCGTGCCATTTCAATGCACCGCTGGCAGCCCTCGGTCCGCTCGGTGGCGGTGTCCACGATGCTGATGTTGGCCGCCGCAGCCAGCTTCATGCCGCCTACCTTGGTGATGGCAAAGGCGCTGCTGGACTTCTCGTAGTAGATGTCCTTGCTCGGCCCCCGGTTGGAGCTGTCCTGCCGGACGTCGAGCTGGACCTCGGAGACGGTGATCCGCTGGAGGTTGCTCGCTACCTGCATGGTGGTGACGGGGACCAGGACGTTGTACTTGTCCTTGGGGTACTTGTTGAGTTGGACGATGGCATTTTCCATATTGGGTAATCTCCTTTCGGCTTGACAGGGCCGGTAGGAATGTGCTACAATAACTCCAGGTTAGTTATTTTCGCGCTTGGCCGCTTCCCGTTGCACCGGGGGCGGCCTTTTCCTTTCCTAAGCCAATCAAGATGATGTCGTTGATACTCTCTTCCAGCTTCCGCAGGAAGTCCAGGGCCTCCATGAAGTCGGTCCGCTCAGAGGCATCTATCACGCCGTCAAAGGCGATTTCCTCCAGGCGGTCGGCCACGTCTTGGCCGTCCTCGATGAGCCGCCGGACCCTGAGCGTCGCATGGGCAAGGGGACGGTCGGTGGCCGTTCTCCCGATTGCCCGTCCTACCGGACAGGTGGCGCAATACCTGGGTAGGATGTCCGGGCTTTGGTAGCACTCCGCATAGACCAGGGCGTCTTCCGGCTCCATCTCCACGTCGCCGCGCTCATGGCGGCCTATGGTCTCCGGCGAAAACGGAACAACAGTCGAGGCCGTTCCGCGGCTGACAAATCCGGCCCTCATCCTTGCCTCCCGCAGATACGCGGGGGGCTTTTTTGTTGCTGTGATAGCCACTCTCATTCACCCGCTTTCTGGTATGATTTTGGTAGATGGTTCAGACCTGGGGCGCGATGCACTTCAACCGGCGGGCGGCTCTCATGGCGTTGTCGGTCAACTGCCGCTGCCATGCGCCCTGCGACGGCGCCCACCGGAAGCCCTCTCCCTTGAGTTCGGTTCGGACGTCCGCGTCGGGTTTCCCATCGAAGATGACCTGGAGGCGGTTCTCCGTGGTGTTCACCACGACCCGGCCCCCGTCAAACTCCCAGCCCTCCGGGGTGCTCTCGGTCCGCTTCTTGAGTTCTGCGATCCGGCCACGGATGCGCCGGATATTGGCGTTGTTGTTCTGGAGCGCGTAGGCCGGATAACCGATGCGCCCGCAGAAGTCCGGCTCTCTGAGCTTGGCGATGTCCTCCGGGGTGTAGCCCAGCTCCGCGAGCTTGGCGTCTCCCTTGGCCGGGTCTTTCATACGGATGGCGGCGTTGGCCGCTTTCATCATCTCCTGGTGCTTCTCCAGGGCGGCGAGCTTCGCCTCCAGCTTCTCCACGGCCTGCGGGTCATCGGAGCTGATACCGCCGGTGCCGACGCTGCGGATTTTATCAAGCAAACCCTGGATGTAGTTCCACTCTTCCAGGTTGCGGTCTCTGGCCGCGTTCTGCTTCTCTTTCTTGCGGACCGGGAAGTTGCCGCCGCCGGAGATCAGGATGGAGGGGCAGCGGGCCTCGATGGAGTAACTGGCGTTCATGTTCTCGGCCAGCTTGCGGCAGTAGGTCTCCAGCAGCCGGTCGATTTTCTCATGGTACATGGGGTCCACGCGCTGCTTCTGGCGCTCGGCCAGCTCGGTAGCCGCGTCCACCATACGGCGGTACTCGGCGGTCGCGCTCCCGGCCTTGTAGTCCCGGAAGCTGTTCATGTCGTTGGCGCGGCGGGCGGCCTCTTCGTTGATGGTATGGTAGCTCATTTCCTCGCGGCTCCTTTCTTGGTCTTCACAATGCAGATCAGGGCGTCCGAGCGCCACACATCGTAGATGTCCTGGAGCTTGTTGGTGTTGCGGTAGTTCCGCATACTGTCATAGCGCTTCTTGGCCTCTTCCGGGGTATCGTACTCAAAGACCATGTTCTTTTTCTCGCTGTCCGCGAGGAAGACCTTGAGCGCGGCTGTCTCTTCACTGTCCTTGCGAGCGTTCTTCCGCTGGGGGAGCACTTGCAGGTTGTAGGTTATTTTCACGCTTATTCCTCCTATGCCGAGTACACAAGATGGTCCTCGGTGATGATGTCTGCCCAGGTCATACCGTCCGTACCTGGGATGGGGTCATCCAGGCTCACCGTCTTAATGCGCCTGGATTGCTTGTGCTGCTCATGCCCGATTGCACTCCGCATGGCAGCGCAGGCGATGGTGGTAAACTCATAGCGGTAAAGGTCCGGGCGGGCGAACCACCGTTTCACGGCCAGCAGATAGCCGAAGACGGCAACGTCGAGGTATTCATCCACCGGGAGGCCCCGATGTCTGACGTACCACTCTACAAGCCGGTAATGCTGCTCGGCTACGCTCCGTTCCGCCGGAGACAGGGGTGTGAGAGTTTGACGCCTGCACATAGTACCCCCCCGCAGCTTTGCTTCATCGCTCCGGCCCCCTCTCAGCAGTAGATCGGGTCCCTGCCGCGGGGGACGGTCTCGCCCTGGAAGCAGCAGCCGCAGAACTGCCAGATACCGTTAGGCCACGTTCCGGCCACACGCTTGAACGTGTAGTAGGTGGGACGGAGCCGCCCGGTCTCCGGGTCCTCCCGGTGGGAGTACGGCTCACCCATCTGAGCGCACCGGGCGCTCATCGAGGCCGGAGGCAGACAGTCCATGGCGTCATCCACAACGGCCTGCTCCACATAGTCGCCTATCTCTGCCTTGGAGTAGTCGAAGTTCTCCTGGGTGAAGATCGGCTTACCGTCGTACTCGGTCGGAGCGTCGGCGCGGTCGCACTTGTAGGTCCACATGATTTTTTCTCCTTTCCTTGGCCGGTCCAGGTTCTCAGCTCCCAGCCGGTGAATACTAAGATTGCCGCGCTCGCAGGGATTGAAAAGGCCCCGGCGGTCTGGATTTGAAGCTGAATGACATCAATCATCAGCAGAATGAGGCGGGCCGTCACCATGGCCGCAAGGCAGAGGATGGATAGCCGGTAGTAGCTCCGGGCGTAGGCCCGGCGTCTCTTGCGCTTCTCCACGGCTACGCCCCCCGTCTCACGGGCGCGTTCAGCTCATCCAGGCCGTAGCGCTCATGGAAATACCGCTTGATGACGCGCCCGTCACAGGTGCATTTGCCCTGGTCCTCCAGCTCGCGGTTGAGGCTCTTGATGACCTTGTAGCTCTTGGACTTGGAGTAGCCCAAAATCCGCATCACGTCCTCCACGAAGTAGAACATATCGCGGGCGGTCTTGAGGGGCTTCGTCGCCATGGGTCATGCCTCCTTTTGCTCGTAGTTCGCCATGTACTCCCGGACAATGGGGATGAGCTGGTGGCCCGCACAGCGGCCCGTGGTGGTCTCGATCAGCGTCGTGTACTTGACGCCGGACCGCTCGGCCAGCTCTTTCACCGTCATTCCGGTCTGTGCGGTGAAGAGCCGGACCTCAATGCCGAAGTCGGTCTTCGGCTTAACTCGGTTTGCCGTTCTCATGCTTGGTTCCTCCTTGTGTCTAATTTATACGGCTTGTTTTTTGGGTGGTTTTGGTATATACTGTTACCAGGTGTCCCGGCGCGGAATGAAGATAAAATCTCCATCTACCGGGTCGCAGGGTTCACCGTCAAAGGCGTTGCCCTGCTTGGTGCAGATGTCCGGTTTCCGGCCAGCTCGCGGGTCCACGTCCACCAGGAGGCGGCCCGTTCCGTCATCGTAGACCGGGCGGCTCCAGCTATCTCGGCCACGGTGGAAGATGGGCAGCAGTCCGCAAGTGTGGGGGTGGTAGGCCACGCCCACGGCGTTCTCCAGCTTTCCAGCCGGCGTCCCGTAGATGCTTTCCCCGTTGGGGGTCAGCAGGGACAGCATCTCCGACATCGCGGCCCCGTCCCGGACGTGCCAGTAGGTGATCGGGGCGGCGTCGCAAACGACGCTGCGCCCTCCCGACCGGATGCGGATGACTTCGCACCCACAGTTCTTGCACTTCATCGGTATCAACCTCCAATCGCGGCCCGCTCCGGCGCACCGGACAGGCGAGTTGTCGGGTCAAATTGCTTGCCGTCCTGGTAGCCCAGGGCGCGGTAGGCGTCGCGCCAGCCGCCGGTCTTCTCCTTGCCGAAAGATGTCTTCTTGCCCATGTCGGCCATGTTGTCATCTACGGCCTTGGGGACCACCATCACAAGGCCCCATTCCTGGTGCTCTTCTTCCTGCTCGCGGAAAGCAGCCGCCACGCCACGGGTGAAGCCCCATCCGTAGGCGTTGCACTTCTCACGGTAGGTCCCGGACGGGTCGCTGGGGTCCCGCTTGATGTTGGCCTTGATGGAGGCCATCACGCAGTCGTAGGCGTAGAGGAAAATCCTCTTTGCAATCTCGAAGTCCTCTTCCGGCCCCACCAGGCCAATCCTGTTCGTCTTGCAGCCAGCGCCCCGGTTCCGGTAGGCCCGGCAGCAGTAGTGCTCCGCGATGATAGCGGAGAGGGAGACGGCCCAGGGGTTCGTCATAGCGGTGCAAGTGACGTCCAGGACCTCCCGGATGACTTTCACCTTGTCGGCCTTAACGACCTCTTCCGGCCTGAGCTTGTGCTCAGCCATGAGTTCGCGGGCCTTGAGCAGCGCGGCCTTGGCCTCGTTCTCATTCGGGCTTTCTGCCAGGGCCAGCAGCTTAGCGATTTTGTCCTTGATGTTGGTTGCCATTTGGTTAGCTCCTTTCGCACTTGGCCGCCGTTGCACCGGCGGTTTACGGCCTCTTGGTGTTGTAGTCCTTGAGCCTGATTTGGAGGGTGATTTCCTGCTTCCCGATGACCGCATACTCCAGGCGGGCTTCCAGAACTCCGGGGGACCCGTGCAGCTCCAGCCACCGCAGGCTCTTTGCGGTTCCGATGGTCTTAGGTCCCTCCTTGACGGTCACGGGAATATCATCGCTCGCCGCTCCGATGCAGCAGAGGAAAGACAGGACGCTTAGCCTCTTAGCCAACTTCATTCTCTCCTTTCAGCCATTCCAGGCACTCGGCCTTGGTTCCAAACTCTTCCGTCCAGGCATGGCCGGTGCTGTTGTCAATCCCGGTCCAGGTGCCGCCGGCCTCTCCCACCAGGAAGAGGCCCAGCGGCTCATACCGCCCGGTCTCAAAGCCGGAGGCCAGCAGATCGGCGGCCTCGGCCTGGGTGATTTCCTGCGGCTCCATGGCGTCTACTCCTTGTGGGCCGCCCGGTACGCCCGGTTCCGGGCGGTGAGGGCCTGGAAGAACTGCTTGCCGTTCTCAATCCCGCCCAGGATGCAGTCAAGCTCCCGCTCACAGGCCGCCTGCTTGTCTGCGTCGCCGCTCAGAAAGTGGGCCGCGATTTCGGCGTCCAGCTCGCACAGCCGCATTTCCGTTTCATAGTCAATCTCGGTGCTGCTCAAGGAGTAGATGTCGGTCTCAGTGACATCCACCCACCGGACGCCCTTGTAGACCTTGCCGGTAAACCGGGTGACGATACCGTCAATCTCGGCTTCCTGTTCCTGCATAGCCTTGTTGACCGCGCAGCAGGCGAAGCTATTTTCCATGCCGCTGTCCCGCATGGCCTCGCAAGCGCCGATGAGCTGCTGGTAGCAGTTCCAGGCGATGCGCCGGTCATCATGGGTTTCCTCGAAGCTCTTGAGGATGTCCGCGTACTTGTGGGTGAGGACTTCGCGGTGCAGATCGTACTTGTTGCGTTCCATAGGTCAGTTATCCTTTCCGCCGGTTGCACCCGGCCTTGTGGCTTCGGGATGGTCCAGAGGTTGCCGTTCGTACCGCCGTTACCGCCTGCCGGTCATCCCCGGAGCTATGCCCGCTTCCGACCCGGCTTTCACTGCCGCTTCCTGTTTTATCCTCTGGCCCGTTCCCTGGGCCGTTTGTTTTTGGGTTTTTACCTTATTCCTTTGGCTTGATTATATTATACCACATCTGCGTGTTAAGTCAATAATATTAGCAAGCGAATGTGAGAAAATTTTTACCTTATTTTTTGGGTATTTTGTATTCCAGATTGGAGGTGTCTGAATGACGATTTGCGAGCGACTGTTTGAAGAGCTTGACCGGCGCGGCCTGACGGCCTACGGTCTTTGCCGACACCTCGGAGTGGCTACAAGCGTCACTACTGGATGGAAACAACGTGGGACGGACCCGCCTGCAAAATACGTGGTACGCATTTGCGAGTTTTTGGGGTGCTCAATCAGCTACTTCCTGACCGGCAGCGACACGGAGCCAGAAACAAAAAAATCGCCCGCCCCCGGAATATCCGAGAACGGGCGAGAGATGCTGGAGCTTTACGAGAAGCTGCCGGAACGGGAGCAGATACTCTTGATAGGCCGCCTCCAGGAAATGACCGCGCCCCTGCTGGGCGAAGTCAAAAAGGGCGGAACCACCGAGGCCGCGTCCTCAAGCGGACGGGCCGTGTAATCTACGTCGATTTCAGGGGGTGATACCATGCAGAAGATAAGCCCGCAGACCGAGGCGCGTCTATCGGCCGGCGTCCAGAAGTTCCAGCCTATCCTACGCCGCGCCCAGCTTGCGGGCCGGAATGAGAGCGACACGGTAATGATAATCACGGACATTCTCTGTGAGGTCTTCGGCTATGACAAGTACGAAAACATCACTTCCGAGCTGTGCATCAAGCAGCAGTTTTGTGATCTGGCCGTCCAGCTCAACGGCAAGGTCCGCCTGTTGCTGGAGTGCAAGGCGGTGAGCGTGGCCCTCCGGGATGTCCACGTCTCCCAGGCCACAGGCTATGCGGCCAGCGCGGGGATTGATTGGGTGGTGCTCACCAACGGTATCACCTGGAGAATATACCAGGTCCTCTTCGGGAAGCCGGTGGAGACGGTGCTTGTCTGCGAGTTCAACTTCTGCGAGCTGAATGTGAACCGGCCAGAGGACTACGCGCCCCTCTACGCGCTGAGCGTCGAGGCTTTCCAGGAAGAGGGCAACGCGGCCCTGTCCCAGCTCTACGCCCAGCGCCGGGTCCTCAACCGCTTCATAGTGGGTCAAGTCCTCTTGAATGACTGGATGATTGGGACCATTCGCCGCTCCCTGGAGCGCCACTACCCAGGCGTGAAGATGGATGACGGGGAGGTCCGGCGCATACTCCGGGAAGAGGTCTTCCGCCATGAGATCGTCGAGGGACCCCAGGCAGAGGACGCCCGCCGGGACGTGGACGCCGCCAACGCCCGGATGCGGGCCGCGCAGAAAGAGCGTCGGAAATAGCCTGTTGAAAACTCTGTGGAAAAGCTGTTGAAAACTGGACCACCGAGAAAGCGGCCCGGAAAATAAGGTATCAATTGATACCGCATTTCAGAAAATAGGGTATCAATTGATACCGCAAACCCAAAAAATGTGGTATCAATCAGCACCCCATAATAAGACAGTATGTATATAAGACTTAGTAATTATAATATTCCTCTATGCGCGTGCGCGAATAGAGCGTACATCGGTATTGGAGGTTGTGAACTGTGGAAAACTTGCCTATCGGCTATCTGAGCTGTCGGAGCTGCGGCTCCATCGAAAACTGCGCGGACCTGGTCTCCGGCCTCTGCCCTGTGTGCCGGAGGGAGAGGGCGGCCCACCTTGCCCAGCTCCAGAGTGACTACCAGGAGGCGCTGCAAGCCGGGGACCCCGCCGCCTCTGCGGAGATCGCCCAGCTCATCCTGGACTACCAGCAGTCCGAGGGCGTCCGGCTCAAGAACGTGCCGGGGGGCCTACCGGGTCTCCTGAAAAGGGGCCTGCGCGTGTTTGGCCCATGGGAGGCCCTATAAGCGCTTCTCCGCTCCGGGGGTCCTGGTATATTCATAGGCCCCCTATCGCGGCTCCTGGTCCGTCCTGCGCCCGCCCTGGCATGAATTTGGGAGACTTCCGAAAGGGTGATTGAAATTCCAGCATACAAAGACGAACTGAGGAACACATGGTACGCGTCGTTTTACTACACCGACTGGCAGGGCAAGCGACGCCTCAAAAAGAAACGGGGCTTCCAGCGCAAGAAGGACGCCCAGGCGTTTGAAGAAGAGTTCTTGAGGACCCGCGCTCGGAGCTGTGACATGACCTTTCGCTCTTTCGCGGAAATCTACCTGGGGGACATGGAGCCGCGTCTCAAGCGGACCACCATGCAGAACAAGCGGTATCTCATCGAGCACCGGGTCCTCCCGTTCTTCGGGGACCTCCCACTCAACGAGATCACCCCGGCCCACGTCCGCAAGTGGCAATCGCAGCTTCTCGCGGACAAGGTGGCTCCGACCTATGCGAAGACCATCAACAACCAGCTTTCAGCCATATTCAACTACGCCTGCAAATACTACGGCCTGGGTATCAATCCGGCCAGGCTCGCCGGTAGCGTGGGCAAGAAAGACGCCCAGGAGATGTCATTCTGGACGGTGGAGCAGTTCAACGAGTTTATCCCCCACGTCAAGAAGCTGCCCGCCCGGACCGGCCTGTCGGTCCTGTTCTGGACCGGCCTGCGGATAGGGGAGCTGCTGGCCCTCTGCCCGGAGGACATAGACCTGGAGGCCCGGACGCTCACCGTCCGCCGGAACTTCCAGAGCGTAGAGGGCGAAGAGGTCATAACGGACCCAAAGACGCAGCGGGGCCGCCGTGTGATACCGCTGCCGGAAAAGCTGTGCGATGAGATACGGGCCTATGAGAACGCCCTATACGACCCCCAGCCGGATGACCGGCTCTTTCCGTTCACGAAGCACTACTTCCGGCGGGCGATGCTCAAGGGGTGCGCGGAGGCCGGCATGGACCCTATCAGGCTCCACGATCTGCGCCATTCCCACGCCGCCCTGCTCATCCACCTGGGGACGCCTATCCTGCTGGTGAAAGAGCGCCTGGGCCATGAGGACATACAAACGACGCTGCGGACCTATGGACACCTGTACCCCACCACCAGCGATGAAGCGGTCAAAAAGATGGATGATTTGATGCGTTAATGCCAAAGTAATGCCACGGAAACAGAAAAAGCCCCGCAAACCCTTGATTTATCAGGGCTTGCGGGGCTTTTGTACTTTATTCCCACTCGATTGATGGGGGCTGTTTCGCCTTATTTTTCGCGGTATTTCGGTCTATCTGCCTGTCCTGTGTTGCGGTGTTTCTCCGTAGTCTCCACCGCTTTCAGGTGGCGTAATGCCAAAATAATTCCACGCGCAGATTATACCACGGTCAGGTAGGACAGCGCAACCCAGGACGTGATTTCCTTGAGAAGCGCCTCCTGGACGCCCTTGTGGGTGGCGATCTGCTTCACGGTGTACCGGCGGTTCTTTCCGCTCACGTAGTCCGGGACCTTGGCCCCTCTGGAGGTGGTGAGGCCGCCGTAGACGGCTCCGGTCTGGATGGTGACGGTGCTGCCCACCGTCACGGCCTTGGACGCCGTGAAGCCGCTGGCGCCGGTCTTGGTGGCGTAGTCCAGGGAAATCCAACCGGCTCCGCTCTTGAGCTTGCCCCACTTGGAAGCGCCGGTGCCGCTGGCCTCCGCAACGATGGTATAGATACCGGGCTTGATAGCGCCCTTACTGCCGTAGTTGGTGCCGGGGCCGGAACGGATATTGAGGTCCGTCGCGGTCACTTTCACCGTGTAGTTTACGGCTGTCTGAGCGCCGCTGGATGCGCCGGTGCCGGTGCTGGGGGTAGTGGTGCCGGAGCTGCCGCCCAGCCGCTTAGTGACCTCGGCGGCAATCTCGCCGTGGAGGTTGTAGAGGTAATTACCAGGGCAAGCCTTGTTCGCAAACCAGCGGTGAACGGTCATCACCATCTCACCAGACTTGGGGGTGTAGGCGAGGGTCTTCGCCTTGTCCCCGAACCAGAGCAGCTTCTTGGCTCCGTTCCGGCGGCAAATATCCGTCACCAGGTCCAGAAGCGCGGCATAGGCCGCAGCCGTGACCTTGTAGGGGTCCTTGGTCTCGCTGGCCGTCTCAATGGTGACGGCGCGGTGATCGTTGGACCCGCTGGAGGTACACCAGCTCCGGTCCTTTTCCTCCACGCACAGGCCGATGGAGCCGTCATGCCCCACAACGTAGTTGCAGGAAGCGCCGTTGTCCGGGTCGTACTTGGTAAAGGCCCCGGCGTTGCAGCCGCTCTTCGCCGTCACTTGACCGACGAAACAATGGATGCTGATGGTGTCGATTTTGTGATTGCGGGGGCTTGTCCGGTTGGGACTGATTTTCGTATAGGTCACAAGGGAGCTGTTACTCATGGTCGGTTTCCTCCTTGTCCTCCGTGACTTCGGTAGTGGTATCAATGGCGATGCCCTCCAGGGGGATGATGCCCTGGGTCAGCTCGTAGACGGCGGCCTCGATGAGCGCGTCAAGCTCATTCTCATCCACGGTGACGCCGCGCTCTTTCAGCCATGCAATAACGTACTGCTTCTTCTCTTCTCCGCGCCCGCTGCCCTTGAAAATCTGCTCAGCAGCGGAGACGGCGATTTTGACCCAGGCGTTGATTTCCGCCTGCTGGGATGCCGTGGTCTTGGACTTGATGAACGGGATGAGCACACAGGTAACGATGACGCCGATCAGGGCGGCCACAGCTTCGATGATAGGGGTGATGTCGTACATGGTAAATCCTCCTTGTTTTTATCCGAGGGTAGGTCCGCTGGTGTCGGACCCGCCCTCTGTGTTGTTGGTCTGGAATGGGTTTCCGTCAGCGTCAAGACCATGGCGGTTTCGGCTGACTTTTTCGGTGGTGGATGCCGCCGCATAGCTCACCAGATAGCCGATGCAGGCGGTGAAGATGGTGGTGGTAACATCGCTCGCGGTCTGCTTGTCCAGGTAGGCGAGGATGTAGGAAGCTACGGCGGTGGCCGTGGCAATGAGGACGGCCCACGCAGCGAGCTTCTTTTTGAACTCCCAGGGGCGGCGCGTCTTGGCGCGTTTTCCATCATACTTTCCGGCCATGGCGTCCCCCTCAGTCCATCAAGGAGGAAACGCCTTGCCGGGTGAGGAAGTCCTTTTGCTTGTGTTTGATGTCGGCGGCGTAGTCCAGGGCGTCGTGCATATCCCCGTTACAGTGAGCGTCCGGGATGCGCTGGACGGCCCTTGCGGTCGCTTCCCCCAGGGCAATAGCGGCATTGGTCCCCTGGACAATCAGGACGAAGAGGTCCTTTTGGCCCTGTTCCTGTGCCGCCTGTTCCTTTTCCCGCTTGTCGATGCGGCGCTCCAGCCGCCAGATGATAAAGCCCATGATCGCGCTCGGAACGCCCATAGCCGCGACAAAGGCAAGCACCATCTGGCCCAGGCTGATGTTTACTTCCATTGGTCTCACCCCTTTACTCCGTCACGGCCTTGTAGTAGTCATTCAGGAGCGCCGGGGGCGCCCAATTATCCTGCTTGGTGAAGACGCGCAGGACCTCATACTCCGTGCCGTCATGGGTGAAATGGTCGCCCACCTGGAACGTGTGATTTGCCTCCAGCTCATCCCAATCCGGGGTGTCCTCCGGTTCCGGCTCCGGCTCGGGTTCCGGCTCCGGCTCGGGCTCTTCGTAGAGTTTGTACTCGGAGGGGACCAGGTGGGGATAGTGCGGCTCATAGAGCGTGACGCCCGCCTCCTTGATGGGGGTGTAGAGCTGCTGGTCCACAGGGTCCCGGCGCACCGCGCCATAAGGGACGTGCTCGCCCCAAATGAAATCCAGGTACACGCCCCGTTCCTCCGGCTCGCTGCGGAGCGGACGGAACAATGTCCGTCCGCCCTCGGTTCCGGGTGCCCAATCTGCCTGCGCCTGGTGCTGCGTGGTGCAGATGTAAAGCTCGCTGTCCGGTCCCACGATAGGCTCATCCTTGAAGATGGTCCCCATGGTGGCGCTCCAGATGCGGGTCCCGTCCGACGCCGCAATGGTTTTCAGATCGGCGTCGGTGTAGTCGCCGCTCTCAAGCTGTCCGGCGCGGATGAGGTTCGCCCGCGCCCGGTTGACATGAAGCTCCGGGAGGCCGGGGCCGCCCAGCTCCACCAGGGCGTCATGGGTGGCAAGGATGGCCGCCCACAGCTCGTAGGTGTCCGCGCTCTTTTCCTGCTTCTGGTAGGCGCGGGCTTCGTCAAGACTTCTCATAGTCACTCCCCCTTAGATGTAGCTCGCGGACAGAGAGTAGCAGGCGATGCTTTCATACCCTCCGACCTTGGTAATCTGGACGCGGACGCCCACGGCAAAGCTGTCCGCAGTCTTCGCGGAATTGCTGAAAATGTGCTTGAGGCCGAGCTGGGCGGTCTCCCAGGTAGGCTCTTCGTCGTTGTAGTTGTTGCAGACCTGGATTGTCACGCCGTCCTCATGGGCGTTGTAGCGCATGGAGACAAGGATTTTCTGAGCGGCGGCGCTGGTGTCATCCACTTTCCAGTCAAAGTCAATGATGGAGACGGACCGGGTGAAAGTGATGGTACGGGTGACGCTGTTCCCGGCGCTGTCCGAGACCTTGATGGTCATGGTGTGCGGCCCAGTGAGGGCGGCAAACTGCGCCGCCGTGAGCGCGAAGGTGTACGAATGGTTCCGCTCAGCCGGCGTGATGGTGTTGAGCGCCACACCGTCCAGGCTCTCTACGATGGTGAGCGTGTCTCCGGCGTCCCCGTCGTTGACCGTGTACTGGAACGAGGGCGGCGTGGTCACCACGCCGAGCTGCTGATCGCTGCCGCTCACCGTCGGGTCTACGTTATGGGTGACGGTTCGGGTGGGGCTGGTGGTGTACGCGCTGTACGCGGCCTTGCTGTCCTTGGCCCGGACCCGGTAGGCTACCGTGTTCATCGCCGTAGTGATCGTGTCGCTGAACTGCGTCGCGGCCCCGTTATAGATTTTGGACCACGCGCCGCTGTTGTACTGCCGCTCAAGCTCATAGCTTACGGCGTCGCTGTCCGGGTCCACCGACGCCGCCCAGGAGACGGTGAGACCTTTACCGCTCCGCACGTCCTCCGGCACGGTGATGGACGGGGGCGTGGTGGGGGCATTATTCCAGATGATGGTGTAGTACCCCTCGTCGTCCGGTGCATCAGATACCAAGATGTCAGAGGACAGATTCAAAGCCGGGCGCACACCCCTGTAGCCGTTGTACGCGTCGTTGTTGTCGAGGCTCCCGTCCGAGTACACGTAGCGGACGCGGTACGCGTACGACGAACCCGGGGAGCGGAGCCACCAGTACCAGAACTGCGACGCGCTCAAGCCGCTGTTGGTGTACTCGCTGTTGCTCACGGCCTGGGCGGTGGGCTTGCACTGGCGGCTTGCGTTGTCGCTGAACATAGCCAGCTTTGCGCCCTCCGTGACGCCGTTCTCCGCGCCGAGACCGACCTCTGCCATGGACAGCAGGAAAACCTTGTCCTGGACGGTCTCGGACCCGCCGCCGTCCACGCTGGGCTTTGCGACGGTCAGGGTGGTGGTGAGCAGGGCGGCCAGCATCTCCGCGCCGAAGCCGGTCAGGAAGCCGGATTGTGCGTCGTACTCGTTGTAGTTGCTCCAGACATAGGAATTGGACGGGGGCCGGTCATAGCTGTGCTGGGCCTGATACCAGCCGGTTCCGCTCTTATTGAGCCACTGGCGGATGTTAGCCAGGGAATAGCGGTTGTTGCCGTAGTTCTGCCGGTCCGAGTTGCCGCCGCTCTCCGTGGCGTCGAAGCAGCAGATTTTGATGATGCTCTCAGCCACAAGGGTTGTGCTGTTGGAGGGGTAGCCGGAATGGTTCTTGTCACCGATGACCCAGCCGATGGGGACGCCGTAATACTTAGTCTTTGTGTCCCGCACTTTCGCCTTTACGGGTAGGGCGCTGATTTTCTGCGGCATGGTTTGACTTTACACTCCTTTCAAAGATGGAGGCGCAAACCGCGTCGTACTTGGTGATGAGTTCCCGGCATTGGCCGTGGGAAGCATGAGACCTCCAGCTCTGGTAGCTCTCTTCAATCTGCTTCCGGGTCATAGCGCCGTTTTCATACATCACCGCGTATTTCCGCAGCTTGCGCCTCATACGGTCTTTGCTGGAACGCCTGACTTTCCGTATTACCTTTCCGGTGTCGGTAAGGTATGTGTGGAAGCCCAAAAAGTCCAGGCCGTTCCGCAAGGGGAAGATCTGTGTCTTCTGGTTTAGCTCAAGGCCCCTCGGGGCCAAAAGCTGCTCGACTTTCCTCCACGCTTCACGAAGCGCCTCTTTGCTCTCGCAGATGATATAGAAATCATCCATGTAGCGGCCATAGTACCGCATTCGGAGGACTTCTTTGACGTAGTGGTCGAGTTCATTCAGATACAATAGGGCGTACACCTGGGACGATTGATTGCCTATGGGGATGCCGACATTACCAGGGGTGCTATCTATGATAGCGTCGGACAAGGCCCGGCTCCGTGGGTCCGTGAGCAGCTTATTGACATCTCGCTTGAGAATGTCGTGCCGGATGCTGGCGAAGTAGTGCCGGACATCCGCTTTCAGGACCCAGCCGTCGGCGCTCCCGTGCTTCCGGTAATACTCCCGCATGAAGTCACGGAGGCGGTCGAGGCCGAAGTGGGTCCCCTTTCCGACTTGGCTTCCATAGTTATCCAGGATAAAGGGGCGGCTCAGGACAGGGTAAAGGATGTTGTCGCAAAAGGCGTGTTGCACAATTTTGTCCTTGACGCTGTTCGTCTGGATGAGGCGTCGCTTTGGCTCAAAGACGTAGAACTCATGGTAATTTCCAGGCTTGTAGAGACCGTCCCGCAGCTCAGCTTGCAGGACGGTGATCGCCTCCAGAGTGTTCAGCTCCACCTTGGCAACGGCGTCTTTCCATCGCTTACCTTTTCTGGTCGCCCGATACGCCGCATAGAGATTGGCGAAGTCATACACGACTTCAAAATTCTGTTCCATAATAGGCTCCCTACGCCGCTGGTAGCGCCGAAGCTCCAATGGGCGAGCCTCAGCGCGTCGGTGTTATGTGTTTATCCCTGCCCTGTCAGGCCGGGACCGGATACGTCCTCCTTTGATGGTGGGCTTCTGCTTTCTCCCTTTCGGGTTACTCGGTCACGGTATTCCACCGAAGCCGGGCGCACACCCCTGTTGCCGTTGTACGCGTTGTTGTTGTTGAGGCTCCCGTCCGAGTTCACGTAGCGGACGTTGTTCGCGTTCGACGAATTCGGGGAGCGGACAAGGCACACCCAGGGGGATGCACGTACAGGACGCACCCGTGGCCTCTCAAATCATCGCCGTGCGCCGCCGGTCTGAACTTGCTGCCGGAAGCGCTCGGCGTCCTTTTTGCGCCACGACGCGGCAAGGTTCTTTACGTCGGTGGTGAGGCCCGTCCAATACTCACACCGCCTGATGTCGATATACCCCTGCTCCAGAGCTATATCCAGGAAGTTCAGGAAGACCTTGCAGTTGGTCAAGACCTCTTTCTGGAGGTCAAGGCGCGTGTTCATCTCAGCGACGCTCCGAGGGTAAATCTCGTTGGCTGCTATGATGTCATGCAGGATTTGGATTGAGAGGTTCTGCATTCTCTGGAAGAGGGTGAAGCGCACCTTTTTAGGAAACAGCTTAGTGTTGTTCGTGAGCTGCAAGGTATGGTTTACCAGGTCTTTTGCCTTGCAGACGATGGTGAGTTCACCGTGCCGGTTCTGCAAACAGGACACCTCCTTTCACGCAGGGCCTCCAGCTCATCAGCCGGTACGCCGTCCACTTCGAGGACGCCGGGCCGGATGCGGATAGTGACCCTCTGGCCTTTATATCCCAAACCGCAGAGCACAAGCCCCTCCAGGCCCTCGCATGGGCAAGGGGTCTCCAGCTCTGCGATAAGGTTCGGAATAAGACAGCTCGCCTCTTCGGGGCTGCAAAGTAGCCCCGTCATGCTGTGATGGAGCGCCCGGTCTGGCTCCAAACTCCGTCGCGCATGGTGATACCGGCGAGAGTGGCAAAGTCAGCGGTCTTGTTGATGCCTCCGGGCATATCGCCGGACACCAGATCGTTGAGTAGGTCGATGGAGGCCGCATGGTCGCTCAGGGTATTGGCAAGGCCGGAAACGTCGCTGATTTCATGGCTGTGTCCCAGGAGCGCATACTTTTCCAGGTCCACCACGCGGGCCAGGGCGTCCGGGTCGATGATGGCCGAAACGCTTGCCGCCGCTCCCACAATGTTGATGATGTTGAACGTCACCATCTTGCTTACCGGGCTGCCCTGGGGCCTCATCCACTCCGGCTTGCTCTGGAGGGGCAGATAGGAATAGGCGACGTCGCCCTCGCCCTCCGGGTCCTTGATGTAGAGCATAACGCCCTTGATGTAGAAGCCGGTCTCGACACCCACGCTGGTAGCCTGGACCACCACCGTAGCCTCGCCGGTGCCGGTGTTCTCGCACTTGGCAATCATGGCGTCCCCGGCATATTCAACCGGGGCGGTCAGGTCCTCGGCTGCCGTCCCCTCCGGGAGTTCGCCGCTGTCCAGCTCCGCTTTTGTGAACTGGATGCCGCCGCTTCCGGCCATGACTTTACCCAGGGCGGTGTAGCCGCTGTTGAGCAGCACCGCGCCCTCTTCGCTCTCCGCGATGTCGGGAGAGGCCAGGATTTCTCTGTTTGGCATGGTATTACCTCGCTTTCATAGATGCAGTTATCGACACGTCCTCCCACACGGCCAGGCCCACATAGCTGCGGGCGGTTGCCGTGCGGAAAGGGGTTGTCCGGGGTTTCGCCTCAATCTCGTTGTAGATCAGCGCCGGGACCGCGTAGTAGCTCCGGGACCGGGCTGTGTGGTAGGTCCGCAGGAA